CCAAAACTCTATCGACTATTCCTTGTGTGCCGTCTCCATCAATCTTGCCCAATTGCAAGTCGCCCGCCAACCAATGATACACAGCAGACCCCTGCGACTTTGGAGGTGTAAATTTGCGCTTGGTGACTTGAGAAATTATCTCATCGATTGAAACAGTAGATGCGGGTGCAAGGGCAAAACGATATGAGTGCAAAAAATTGCCATCTTCGCGCTGTTGCCATTTTGATGTTTTGAGCAACCCAATAATGCGAACTTCTTTAGGGTCGTATCCAAACATTTCTAACAGTTCGTCATAGTTTGGGGCTTTTGACATCGGCTCTGTTTGAATGTAACCCCTGTTCCCGTCATACTCCGTCACTCGATTTAGCGACCAAGCTGGTTTGGGTTCGTTGGCGGTTGGGGTGACTAGGTGGTCTTTTAAGCTACCCATTGAAATTGCGTCTAGCTGTTTGAACCGTTGTTGCCGAAACGGGGAAACCTTGTTTGGTCATGATTCGCGCGATGTAAGCTCCTGAATATTCTTCTTCATTGTGCATTACAGACATAAGGTGTTCAAAATCCTCTTTGTCCAAGCCCGCTTCGCAAACTCCTAGCCAGTTCTTTTGCTTCCTTGGTGTTGCTTTGATAAGGATGTCTTTTAGTGGCATTGGTATTCTCCCTTTCGATTGACTGTTGAAAAGGATACTACCACGCCTTTGCGATAAATGTGTGTATTAAATTGAATAATCTATAAATCTAATATTGCTATCATGTCATGCATATTTGATGGTCGCCAGACATAAGCTTCTATGCCACAAGCTTTAATTGCTGTTATCCACTCCTGTTGTTCCAACGAAACAATTCCCTTTTCGCGTTTGAGTTCAACGAATATCATGCGTGAGTTTTTTATTAGACACAAATCAGGAAAACCCGAAACAATTTTCTGCACTTTGCCGTTGACTGGGCGATTATCTGGCGGATGATAATAACGCCATCCTTTTAAAGCCGCGATTTTGCAGACATGAGATTGCCAAACACGCTCAGAAATGCCTCGCAGAAGTTTTTCATCTTCGGTAATCTTTTTAGGCATCAATGAAGGCTTCGGGAAAAACTTCTCTCGCTCTTTCTTCGGGGAATTGGCTTAGTTCACCCGTCACCCATTGTGCTTCAAATATCACATTAGTGGCATCAGCCCAAACTTTATCCTGTTGATTCCAAACATCTTCCTCTGTTGTTTTTGTATCAAAGCGATATAAAACTTTCGGGTCTTTGTCGGTGTGAGATTGAATATAGTAAATAAAATTCATATCAAACCTCCTTCATTTCAATTATAGGTCACTTGCTTGTTGGGTGAAAAGAGTTCCAATAAGAAGTAATCCTTCGATATTACTTGGCAACGGAATTGTATAAGAAATGCTCACCATTTCATTCCAATATGTTTTTCGTAGTTTTGAACCGCGAGGCGTAAGTCTAGCTTTTTCATAGATTGGATGAAGTTTTTCAGTTTTTATTTTGTAAGAAGATTTTGTATGCAATTGAAGTTCTGTTTTGACTCCTCCTTTTGAGAGTTGTATATTCATGCCTTGATAACTGTCACCCGTTTCCCAATAATTTTTGGCATTAACCTCAAAACCATCATTTTGAAATTCTTGAACCAATGATTCGGTTGCGATGGTATATTCAGCATTTGACACTGCCAAAGTATATCTAATTGAATCGCTAATACTTCCCGCCGCTTGTTCAATTGATATATTTTCTTTCATTGCTTTAGTGTCAATTTTTCGTGCCAATGAATCTGTGGTTTTTAATCTATATTCAAGCGAAACAAGATTGCCATTATATTCTTCTGATAAAGCCATTAAGTTTTTTGTAATTTCAGGTTCTAATTTTTCTGCCGACCTTCTGAGACTTTCTGCTGCATCAACCGCTTTTTGTGAACGAGGAGGTATGTCCGCAACTTCATCGGCAACCAAAGGAGCATTCCTATCATTATATAGAATTTGCTTTTTGCCGCCTCTCCCGTGAGTCGTTTGGTCGTGATTACCGTGTTTGATGATTGAATCAATAAAAGTTTTTATTATGCTCAGAGTCGCGGCTGGAACAACGCTTTCGGTTTCTTGAAGATAATCAGTCTGTGTTTTTGTAAATGATGCCCCGCCTGTGTTTTCGTAACTGTAATCTTCGAGGTCTGCTTCCATCCTTTTGCCTTTACCGCCGATAGACAATCCGCGAATTTCGCCATCTTTGATAAGTTGCCATGCCCAAGGTTCCCAGATAACGCCAAGAAACGGTGTCCCTGCTGGAAACTTTATCGTTCTGTCTCCGTCAGGATGTTTGACTTGCACTTCAACTTCATGAGGCCATGTCAATCCTTCAACCCATTCACCTGCAACAATGTCGTGATTATGTTGCAACTTAATTGTTCGGTCAGGATTTTTCAGGTAATTCCAGAACGCTCGTTGTATTTCGTCTTTGTCTGCCCATTCATCGTGAGCATCAAGAGAATCTGGGATATACCAAGGTGCAAGTGTATAACGCTTTTCCTCGTCAATTGCTTTAGATACGAGCAATTGGTCGTTGTCCCAATTTACTGACGGCACATGCGAAGCTGAGGCGGATGGGCTATGTTTTTCAACAGGTTTGACAATTATCTGGTCGCCATCAACACCCAACTCTACAAATTCAACATCAGCGTCAAAAAGCATCTGAAGCCGTTGCAAAATTTCAGGAATTTCCTGAGTGATTTCCATTGCCTCGGTGATTGATATTATTTTTGTGTCAGGCATTACAACCCTTATGTGTTCAACGAAGCTGAATCAATATCCTGCTCTGCGTCAATATCGTCAGGCATAAACAAATCATGCAGCATTTCTAAATCTTCGCCTTCAATTTCAATTTTGACACTGGGCGATTTTGCAACAATTGAATCACTTGACAATTTAGATGTTTGATTGGGCAGCATAGTAATCCTCAATTCTAAGTTTAATTTACTTGTGTCGCCAGTTTACAACGGGTTTGACACGCGCAACCTATGGCTTTGGTGTTGATTCGTTTTCGTCAACAATTTCAAATTCAAATTCTTCTTCAAGAAGGTCATCCCATCTACTCAACTATCTCACCTCTAATCACCATATCGTCATCTTGACCAGTAATGCTATTAATTTTGATTTTGGTTTCGCGAGGAAAAATTATTTCACCCATTGAATTTGGTGTCAAAAAAGATAGGTCGAGAGCCTTTGTCCCAGCGGGTGCAGTTACTCTGAATTTTGCGAAACCCGTTCTGGGTGGCACGGAAGAAACCGTACTGCGTAATGACAAAAATCCCTTGTCAGAAATTACCTTGCCAGCACTTCTTTTTACCGACCCTCTTTTTAACATGCTCAATGGCATTTCACGCCCCAGTTCCATTTTTTCTGCGAGGCGAGATTTGTCAATAGCCGAATCAAGGTTGTCTATTACAGAATCCATTTCATTTTCTGATAAATCAAAAACACTTGGGGCGATACTCCTGCGAGATGTCCCGCGCAATTGGCGGTTGACTTGAATTGTTGCTTTCGTATAGGTTGCAATAGATGAAAGTTCACTACCAGTAAATGAAACTGTTTCAAACGATGTCCTTGGGCTTCTTCGCCCATGAGTCGACTCATCATGAGAAGCAAGATGTTTGGTTAAATCGTCAATGCGAACTATTTCGTTGGTTTTTCCATTTGATTCCAAATTTGTTGTGCGAGCGCCTCTATCTGTTTGTCTGTCATTTTCGAGATATTCGGCAGTTGTGTTGTTTGCAGTTTTTCCGACATTACCAGTTCCTCCTGTTGATATTTCGTCTGTATTGATTACATCCCAAATTGAAAGTTGGTCGCGGTCACGCCCAGCCCTTTTTGCTTTAGCTTTACTTTTGATGTTTTCTGATACATCTAAATAAATCTTATCATTCTTTTTGTTATGCCACAGCCCAAGATAATTATTTGATTTTTTCAATTCCCCTTTTTGAGATTTTAGATAATCCGAAATAATCATTGGACCCTTTTCTGAATCAAAAAAATCTGAGGCATTTACTATTTGACCAAATTTGGAACTAGTCGCCACCATGTAACCACTTGGAGGTTTGCTACCGTCAATCATTTTGACAGATAAACCACCCTCGGTTCTTACTTCATCTAGAACACCTTGAGCCACGCCACGACCCATGCCACGATTGGCATGACTTTGTTGATTGTGTTTTCCCGCTAAATGTTTTTCTATTTGTGAGATTTCTTTGGGGTCGATTGGTGGTCTAGTCGTTGTTAAATACACCTCAGTAAGCTCAGCATATCTATCGTCACTAAGTTCTATCGTTTTGGGATTGGGATTATTTTTTAGTTCGTAGTCAATGTCATTTTCTTTGTTTAATGACATTCCTCCTTCGGTAACCCACACCCCGTTAGTCAATGAACCAACGGGGATGTCATTAATCAGCCTGTCCAAATTGACTTCCATTTGTCGGCATCCCTTCTATTGTGTATGGAACTTTTTTGCGGTTTAGTGTTGCTAAAACACTTGCACTAGGTTCTCCAAAGAACCTTATGCCTTCAATGTCTTCTAGTCTAACCCCTCCATGAATCTGAATTTCTGGAAAGTTGAACTCGTAATCTTTGTAGTAGTTCCTGCCAGTAGCCGCCCCATAAAGAGCCGCTTTGATTCCCGTTCTGCTAACAGTTGTAATGGGCTTAGGAGAAAATAAGGATTGAGGGTTCTCAAAGCCGTTTAGGGAATCTTCTCCTGTAAAGGTTGTTCTTTCCCTGATACTTGATTTCAGGTCAATAGCCGCCGCCGACTTGCCCCCATAAATACCAAGAACTTCATAATATGGGCTTCCATTAGTGAGAGTTCCTGATACTGGGCGAACCTCTGGAGCGGTATTCCCATCATAACCAAAAGCTAGGTTCTCATACATAGCTCTCCTGTCAAGGTATCGTTCATCAGACCTTCCCGCTCTTGCGGGTCTTTTCTCAGTTTCCCAAAGAGTTTTTACTTTTTCTTGACTAACTATTTGCCGTGCAACAGAAGCACTCGTAAGAACTGTAGGAGTGCTTTCAGATAAGTACTCCTGCCATTGGCGTTCCGAGCTTTCAACTATTTGTTTTGAAGTAAGGTTTACGCCTGTTGGGTCTACTTTCTTGTTTCTGACAAATAGATTTGTAGTTCCATCTTTATAGCCATCTAAATAGTTTTGTACATCTTCTACTTGCCCAAACTCATTCCCGAAAAACTGCGCCTTGTGGAGCATGTCTTTTACAAGTTCGGGATTGTCTCCCATTTTCCCGCCTGATTGAGATTCCAGATTCATCATTTCTTGCCAAAGAAAACTATCGTCTATTTCCGCTCTTGCAGCTACAACGGCTGGGTCTGCATCTACCAATGCCCAGAAATCATCACCCCTAGCTGTAGATTGAGAAGGGATTACTTTTCCAGGTCTATCGCCGTTGGTGTCTTCTAGTCCCTTTGGCGTTGGTATTTCGTCTTTGGTGTCGCCGTAAGAAGGTAAATCCTCCCACTTCTTTCCAAGAAGTTCTTGTGTCAGCTTGTCATGAGTTTCTGCACGAAGGTTTGTATAATCCCTAGCTTTATTTGCTAGTTCCATCCCCGCTTCTTGAGAGAATCTCTTTCCATCGAGGTCGATGTTAGAAGGAACACCAGATACCCTACGGCGACCATGACTTGATTGGTCGTGGTCGCCATGTTTTTGAATGTCCTCCTGTAGGTAGGCTTGGAAACTCTCATAAAACTCATTAACCTCTTTGTATTTCTTGTCGGATAGCTCGATAAAGTTAATAGGAGCGATGCGTTCGACTTTCTTTGCCCACGCCCCATTAGCTGTTAGCTTAGTTACTACCCTGCCCTTGTCTGTAATGTAATAATCGGGGTTCAAATCAGCGAGAAGCGTATTGCCCGATTGATACTCCAGTGGTAATTGAATCATGCGTCTACAACCTCCCAGCTAATTCCCATGTCGTTTAACCTGTTGGTAGTGGCTTCCATGTCTATGTATTCAGGATAGTGGATTACTATCTTATCGATGTCTGAGAGCTTTATCCCACCATGAATCTGAGTTTCAATGTAATCAAAATTCATTCTCTGCAAGTCGGGAACTGAATCTAGGCGGCTGGAGGCTCTTGCCGCTTGAAAGTTCTGTTGAGTCCGAGGAAAAGACTCCCTCAATTTAGTTGGTCGGTGAACCCCATCGAGGCTGTCGCCTAGCGTGTATGTTGTTCTGCTCTTGATGTCATCCCTCAGCACAATTTGTGCGTTGCCATAAGTATTACCAAAGTCGTCTAATGCTTTATTATTATTTGCAGCTTCAATTACAGTCCCATAAACTGGTCGTATCTCTTTAGGTAAGTTTTGGTCATAGCCAAACGCAACCCTTTCGTAAGCCATTCGGTATTCAGAATATTCCTTGCCCTTCATGCTTTGGTCTATTTCGAATATCGATTTAACTTTGCCTTCATCAAGAATCGTCTCAAGAGAGGTTTCTGGAACAAACACCGATACTGGGTTTTCCGCTAAATACTTATTCATCATTTTATCTAGTTTGATAAAATCAGCTTCATTGGTTGCCTCATCTGGGAAAGCGGTGGAAGGCAATGAACGAAATTTTAATCTGTTTCCTGTTGCGCTAATAGCTTTAGCACTCAAAGGTGTGCCGTCATACATCCTCAAGTCGGCTAGGGCTTTTTTAAATTCTGCACTCGAACCCCTTGCAAGTTTGTCATAGCCTGATGTATCAAAATTCCCTCCGCGTCTACGACCATGACTTGATTGGTCGTGGTCGCCATGTTTTTCAATCACATTTGCTTTATCTTGTTCGACCAATTGTTCTACCTTGAGCAAATGGTCTTGCAACCATTGTGGCAATGCGTCAAATTCGCTTGTGGTCGCGAGTAACTTGACCATATCAATGCCAAATTTTGTTTTCAATGGCGCATAGTGTTTGACCATGCCAGCCAATTGTGAGATTCGTGGGTTAGTTGCCAACAACTTGCACCGCCTCTCTGTTGAAAACGACTGTGTAGATTTCAGTCAATCCAATATCTATCTGCATACCATCATAACCTTCTAAGATGAGGTCTGTCACAAGCGCATTGCCATAATCAGCATAAAAGTTGTTAAAAATTGAATCTTCAGCGTCTGATGCTCGCGTGTTTATGTTGAGCTTGTCAATGGCATTGCTATTAGATGCAGTTGCCACATCGAGCCAGCCGTCAGTATTGCCAACATCATAAACTTTTGCGTCTTTTTTCCAACCGCCTATCATCACATCTGCTGTGGTGTTGCCATAAATGCGGTCATCGACAGCTCTTTGAGCATAATCCTGAGCAGTCAATTTGTTATCAGAAAAGTAATACCCATCCCCATACTGACCAAGACCGATTCTGTCATACTCAGATGTTTTGAAAGAGTCATTTGTAATATCAGCAGCGCCACGATAAAAGGGTTCGCCATCTAAATCGGCTACAGCACCAACGACTTCGGGCTTTCCACCTTTGCCCACACGCTCAAGCAATACTCGCATTGCCACATTCCCGTCTGCCGCACCAGAAATGCCTAGTTCATCAATCGCCTCTTGAATGTCTAAGCCGTCTTTTACTAAATCGTCTATGGACTTATAAGATTTCTTGCCCGCGTGGGTCGATTGGTCATGCTGACCCGCGAGATGTTTGGTCACATTGTCAGTTGCCCACGCTTGAAACGCTTTCCAGTCGGCGACTAGTTCGGCGTATTCATTGTCTAATAAAATCAATTCGCCGACAGGCTTAATTGGCTTGACTGGTTTTTCCCACAAATTGTCAGCGGTTAGTTTTGCGATTACTTTTTTTCTATTGGTTATGTAATGTTCTGCATCTAACTCAGCAAGCAAGGTCGTGCCGCTTTTGTATTCAAAAGGTAGCGTTATCATCGTTCAGTCACCTCATATTTGATGCCCAGCTCATCTAATTGTGTTGCTGGTATATCAATCATAGGCGAATGAAAGATAATTTTGGCTATGTCTTTTAACTTAACTCCCCCATGCACTTGCGTTTCAATATAATCTTCATTCCAAAATCGAAGTGTGTCAAACATGTTTGTATTCTCATTTTTACGGCTGTATGCGGCTCTTTGTGCAGTAGTGATTAAGTCCATAGTTCGTGGAACTTTGCCTGTGCCAGAGTTCGGCTTTTGGAATTTGTCTAAACTATCACCGAGTGTATAAGTCGTTCTGCTCTTTACTTCATCTTTCAACACAACTTGAGCAGACCCGAAGTGGTCGCCAAAAGCGTAGAAAACTTCTTGATTTTCTGCTGTTGGCAATACCGTGCCAGATACGGGTCTTGATTCATTAGGAAAAGTGCCTTCATAGCCAAACGCCGCTCGTTCATAAATCAATCTGTGGTCAAGATAATCCTCGCCTTTTGCATCAGGCATATCGAAGATGGTTTTCATTTTACCATCATCTAAAAGTGATTCAATTACTTGTTCGGGCATCATAACCGAAACTGGATTGTCTTTCACGAAAGCACTAAACTCTTCATCTAACACTTTAAACTTATTTTCAAAACCTTCAGTAGCTGGTAAGGAACGAAACCCAAATCGATTCGCTCCGAAATCAATGTGGTCGTCAGTAATCGCTGTCCCATCAGGTCGTTTTAATTCGTTCATTGTCTCTATGAACTTTTCACCATCAGGACTAATCAATTCATCGTAACCAGCGGTGTTATAAGCCCTTGAACTCCTTCGCCCATGAGTGGCTTGGTCGTGTTTTCCAGGAAGATGTTTTACAATTTCGTTGAGAAAATCGCTTCCCGCCATCTTGGTCAATTCAATTGCACCCTTGGGCATTTTTCCACCACTTGCGGGAGTAAACACATTGTCAACATAGTCAGGCGGCAAGATGGCTACCGAACAGCGACAGTTGGGATGAGCGGGTGGCATCTTGTTCGATGACCCCGCAGAAACGCCTTCAGGAAATTGCCATTCTTCATTCCACCCAATGAGTGTGCCATCAAGGGGTTTGCAAATAGGACAAGCATCGGGTTCAGCAATCCATTCTTTTACTGAATCACTGGCGATAAGCCCAGCATCAACTCCAGCTTCCCACCCAAGATAACGACCCGACATCGCTGCATCCATAATTTCAGTTCGTGCAATTGTTCTGGTGCGTGAGCCGAGTAATTTAGCGGCGTATTTTGCACCCATGTTTTGTGCTTTGATAGTAGCTTTGGTGGTGGATAATCCATTTTTGACAAACCGCTGGAATTGTCTGTCAATGAATTTATCGACTGCGGCGGCATCGCGTGAGGTGAGAGGTATTGTTGACTGCAAGCGTATTGCAGCGCCTTGATAAGTGATTAGACCTTGTTCTGCTTGTGCAATTACAGCGCGAACAGTATCTCGCATTTGTTCGCTAATTTCAACGATGAGTCTTGCGCTGCGTTTTTTGGCGTATTGAACAGCTCGCTCATCTATCAACTCAAACATCAGGTTGGCATCAATGCCCCCAAGCTTAAAAGTTGCGACTCCTGATTTTCCAGCGGTATCGGCAATTAGCGTTTCGAGGTCGCCAAAACTTATTCTGATTTTATTCCAATCGACAAAACCCAAAAAGGCATCTACATTGCCCATTCGCAATTCTTCAAAAGCGGCATCAGGTAATGTAGACCCAGATTCTTTCAGGGCAGCACGAAGAATTTTTAGGGCTTCTGCGGTAGCGGCATTAAATCCAGCTGGGAGAACCCAAGGATTCTTTGCCATTATTACTCCTCAGCCAGTGGCGGGATATCTGCCTGTTGTCTAGCCCAAGCCTCTAGGTCTGGGTCGCTCATAGTTAGAATACCCGAATCTGCCAACGCAGACAAGTAAGGCGCGAGTGCAGAAAGGTCTGACCTAGCAACCGAACCGAATACTAATTTAGGTGGCGTTTTGCAACTCATCCCGTTTAGTTTTAGCAGTTTTTTTATCGCGTTCTTATTGAAAACCTCGGCGATGGATTTTGCAAGCGACTCAATAATCATCTGCCATGATTCAAGCTTTTGAGAACCCAGAGCAAACGAACCCACATTGCCCTGTCCCAACAAGACAAAATCAGCAAGCATCGAGGTGGCAATCATTTTGTTGTAGCGGTCAATAATTGCGCCTGTGTCAAAAGAACGCGACCCACCTGAGCTTAGAAGTTCGAGGGTGAGAACCTTAGTGCCGTTTTCGTCAGTTATGAAAGGTAAGACAGCACCTTCGGATTGATTCCTCTTAATGTTCGTCACCAATGATTGAACTGCCGCTAATGACTGTGCCGCACCTTCGTCACCATCGCTGGCAAACCATTCGTTCGGCGCATACACAACTGGGTAGCCCGCTAGGTCGCGCTCAATGCCAATGGCTTCAATTTCTTGAATACGCTTTTTGTAATACCAAGAAGTGTAAGCCTTACGCAACAACGAAACGCCTTCTGGGTTATCCTTAAATTCATTTGTTCTGAACAGGAGCGACTTCTCGTAGGGAATGTAGTGCATACCCGTAGTGATGTCTTGCTGAACCATTCCTTTGACTTTGCCGTTACTTGCAAATTCCCACCTCAAGTAAGAATCCTGTGAACGAATTGCAAAATTCTTCCAACCTATTCGACCATCAGCAGATAAGGAGCGATACTTTTCCGAAGGATTGTATTCGCCACCTCGAATTTTATAAATGACCTCAAGCCATGACCATCCGTAGATGAGCATTGACAGAATCTGAGAAAGGGTAACATCCCATGAATCTTCGGTGTCCTTAAATGCGCTGTCAATAAATTCATAAGCGATAAGTTCTTCTGCTGTCGCTTCTTCGGGTTTCTCAATGTGCCAATCAAGGCGACCCATTACCTCATTGAAGGCGAGTAAAATTCCGCCAACGATTGGGTCATTGTCAGCCATCTCACGAAACGCTTGTCTTGCTTTCGTGCCTTGCAGTTGAGGCAGAAATTCTTCAAGAACAAATCCCCCAGAACGCCTTAGTCCTGTTGCGCCCACTTCAGTAAATTTAGTATTCTTAGTAGTCATCTTCGTCTAAGTCCAATTCTCCGTATGAGTTTTGTTCATTATAAAGGCTCGCCTCAAGTGTTTTCATTGTAAGCGCAAGCGCCTGATTACTTTTGAACCCCGACTCCAAGAAGGCAGAGTAGGTTTCGTGAGTCAAAATTGCCATCTGTAGCAACGGACCTACAACATCTTCAGGCATTTGCCCATCCGCTATAATTCCATCGCCCTCGTCTGCCATTCAACAAGTGTCCCACTCACGCGCTCGGTTTGATTACTGACACGCAGACAACACAAAGTCACAGAAATGGCTAAGGGGTTTGATTTTGCAGCAGGAGTGATTGGTCGTGGTGTAGGTTCAAACCCGCTCAGAGGCGCTCACAGGCAGCGTGATGGCACTCTTTTGGGTGTTTGTTGGTCACAATTACAGGTCAATGGGCAATTGACTTTCATAAGTTGATTTTGCGTGTTCAAGTCTGCCTTGAATTATTGGCAAGTAATCCTCGGTCATTTCTATCCCGATAAAGTCAAAGCCGTTTAGAATTGCCGCCTTGCCTGTCGAGCCTGAGCCAGTAAACGGGTCTAGCACTGTGCCGTTAGGTGGGGTTACAAGCTTGACTAGGTATTCCATTAGTGCGGTTGGTTTTACGGTTGGGTGGAAGTTGAGGGCAGTCGCAACCATGTTCCTAGGAGTGCCGTCTCCGTTCTTGCTTAGGTTTGTCCCTTTAGCAAACAAAGTTTGAACTGCCTCTAACCCCTCTAGACCTTCATTCCTGTCACGCTTTGAGGCTTTTGCTACATAGAAGAACC